TCAAAATAATTATAAGCAACCATTCTATTTACAACAGAAGATCCTGTTGTTGGATAGAACCACATGACCTCACCAAAGAGATTGTTTAATCCAGCAGATACCATCTGATTACCAGACTCTAGATTTATATCATCATAAACATGATCCTCTACCAAACATGGTAATGATTCTAATTTACCAGCATACCTAAAGAAACCATTCTCTGACATCCAATACGCAGAACCATCAACCTCGACACATGCATTTTGTCCAACCAATCCACAGTTGGTTCCAACCTGTGCGAACGCAAAAGTAAATGGTTGACCAACAAAACGTTGCGTGAATAACGCTGTGTCCGTCCAAACATAGATTGCATCCCTACCACGGATCGCTCCTCTGATCTGTGATCCGTCGGCCAATCTCTGTGTACCAGCCGTATTGGTTGCCGTTGGTGTGTAGGTATTGATATCCTCCTGGTCAGAGAATCTTATAAACATATCATCCTGTGTGGATGTATCTCCGATAGTTGTTTCTGTTCCAAAGAATACCAAGTGACGATCCGGTGTAGATACCAACATGTGTCTCGATGCTGTTGGTGCACCTGTAATAATACTTGCTCTAATATTCTCTGCCCCTGCTGCTGCAGAATTCCATTCGAATACCGCACTGTCGTGAATAAGACAGATGGCCTTGTCACCAAAATTATCTAGTGACCACATACCAGGTTCTAGCACCAAGTCTCCCGATGCTGCCTCACCCCATGCCACAAAATTTGTTGTGCTGGTAACCGTATCTCCTGCACCATGTGAATCGGGTGATGTGCCTCTGACATCTCTGGTTACACCCGTTAATTCATTGGACGTGCTTATACCTGTGTATGATATCTCCTCTGTTCCTATTTTTATAAAATTCGTACCTGTAGCTGGAAACTGTGATACATCTGCTAATATAATACCTGTTGTAGTTGAAGAGTTTATTGCCCCAGAGAGAGTCGTTGTTGGCTCACCTGCAACCTCACCACCCCATGTTCCAAGAGACCAACCAAAACCTTTTGCCTGCACCGCTGGTCCTACAGGATAATAATGTTGCACCCTGATGCCACCCGATGTTGTTGCACCAGATCCTGATTCTGCCGATGGCATTGTGATCGTGATGGTCGTAGCATTAGGGACTGTCGTCACCATAAATTTTTTGTCGTCGAAATCTGTTGCCGCAAAATTAGAGTTAGTGATTGCAGAAAAATTATCTAATAAAACTATATCCTGCTCTCCTATGCCATGATCTCCACTAAAAGTTATCGTGACAGATGTTGATCCGTTGGTCGTGGTGAATGCACTTGTGAGCGTTGTTGTTGTTTTGATGGGATGTATATCGTAATACACACCACCAGAAAATGCGTATAGGATTCTATTTGTGCCTATGATTGCATACTTTCTAGCCCTACTATTTACAAAATGATGAAGACCTCTGCCGGCACCTGTTAATTTATCGTCACCTAGCTGTTTCCAACCACCTATCTTTTCAGGTGTTCCGTATCTAAATCTGACATTATCACAATCTATCCACTGTTGTTCTGCTCCAGTGGCTGTGACTTGTTTATTGATACCTGGCTGAAAACCTATCTTTTGTAGCATAATAATCCATTATACCTATTTTGCAGTTAATTAACAGATTAAAAGCAGGGAAAGGGTGTGGTGGTGTCTTTCCCCGCCAGTCTATTGTATAGACTATTTTGTAGAATTAGTCAACTTTGCACCTTTAAACCATGCAGGAAGACCTATCAAAGGTCTCTTGTCCAATGCGTTCTCTTTAGCCATTTTAGACCCTGCTTTATTATAATGTAAAAATACCTGTCCACAATCTTTACCTTTAAATTCTTCTCTCCAATGTTCTAGGTCACATCCAGAATATATTAACATATCACCTGGATTTAATTTTACTTTTATACCAGCTTGACCCTTTCTACCTGTTGGATCAAGATGGATGGGCCAATCATCGCCACCAAGATTTAGTGTGGTTGATATCTCACAAGAATATCTATCTTTGTGTCTGGCTAACACATCACCTTTTTTATAGATCCTTGCGTATGAATACGTCTCAGATAATTTTAGTTTAGTATGTTTCTCCATCACCGGTTTTACTTTTTGTAACAATGTTTCCATGACAAGATCTCCATAGTGTGAATATGTATTTGGCACCTGTTCATCGTTCCATGTTCCCCAATATTCTGTAAAGGGTGATATATACCTAGAGTCAAATAAAACTCTTGCTACATTTCTTTTGTTTAGGAAATAAGAATAACAAAAGTCAGCCATTTCTTTACTTATGGCATTTTTTAAAACTGTGTATTTATTTTTTTTGAACGACATCTAATACTCCTTTCGGTATCGCTTGGCAGTTCCAATGTATAAACCTAAAAGGTTCATAACCCATATCAACAATATATTGATGTGGCATATACGACGGAAAAAATATTATTCTACCTGGTTGAACTTTATAGTGAATTTGTGAACTCGCGTATGTGACTTTTGACTTATCTTTTTCAGGTAAAAGATTCATAACATTACCTGGTCTTGGATCTTCAAACAATGGCAAAGATGTTCTCTCACTAGCTTTTAAAAAATAAAAACCAGATATGTGACCGTTCCAATGTGTATGTAAGGTGTGATGTCCACCACCTCTTTTTGCAAACTCCTGCACCCACATCTCTGTTGTAAACACTTGAAAATTAGTTAAATCAAAACCCATCTCCTGTAATAGATTATTTGCGGTAGCACCGATATAATCTGTCAACTCTTTAAACTTGGGATCACCTATTAGACTTGTTGAATGAAACACATGACCCATATCCCCTTTGTCACCAAACTTTTTATTTCTATCATCTATTTGTTTTTTTAAATTTTTTTGTGATATTTTTATGTATTTATCAGATGCCTTGTTTAATTTTTTTACAAATTTAGGTTCATCTGCCCACCATATAGGACATTTAAAATATTCTTCTATATTTAATTGTTTTGGAAAACTCATTTATATGGCCACCCCAAATTCCATATAACCAGACTATATCTTGAACCTTTTTTGACAGGACATACCCTATGCCAAACAAAACCAGGAAACACAACCAAAGATCCCTTTGGTAATATCTCGGTGCATTTTCTAATGTTAGGTTTTTTATCTGGGTCCATGTTTCTAAAATCAAACTCTAATTCACCACCTTTGTAGTCTTTCGGATCCGACAAACTAACAGTTACAGATAATTTTCTTATCTTACCATTTGAGGGATCATTTGCATTTTCTCTGACGTATGGTCTATCCCAACCATCACAATGCCAATCATAAAATTGACCTTTTTCATATTTTGTAAACTGACAACTCTCTGAAAAATCCCATTGGAAATTCCAACCAGCTGATGCATTTGCTTGATGAACATACGGTTGTATCTCTTTATAAATCCATCTATCATTCATCCAAACAATATTTGAATTTCTTTTTTTCTTTAGATCTTTGACTTGTGCTTGATTTAATTTTTTAATATCACCATAACCACCAGTAACTGCCATTTGATCAGAAATAGATTTTCCGTATTTAACTATTTCATCACAGATTCTCTCTGGGATTACTGATTGGAAATACCAATAATAATTTGTTAAGTTCATCTTTCTATGTCTTTCTTATATCAATTATTATGAAACTGTCAATGTCCCCGATACAGTAAACGTTGCTATTTTATCACCTCCTGGGTGAGTTGCTGTACTATTAGTTCCAGGACTAACACTTAAAGAAGCTTGACTTGGGAATCTAACAATTACTTTACCTGATCCACCTGCTCCTCCATCTCCACCAAAAGAGCCACCACCTCCACCGCCACCACCTTGATTAGCAGAAGCACTTGTTGCATTTTTAGCAGGTTGTGAACTATAGACACCATCCCAAGCACCACCGTTACCTGCTCCACTTCCTCCAGTTGGGGCTGGTATAGGCGGAGCAGGGGCTGCTCCTCCGTAAGCTCCACCGCCACCACCACCAGAATAAGTAGTTGGACTACCACAAATGTCGTTAGGAACAGCGTTTCCTCCAGGACCTCCAACACCTTGAAGGCCAGTATTCACATCAGCTCCCTCACTACCAGCTCCACCTCCACCACCACCAGCGTAAGAAGAACTTGGTCCGGTTCCACCGTTTCCACCATCATTACCTTGAGGCGGATCTACAGGTGGTGTATTTCCTGCTGCACCTTGTCTAGGCCCACCACCACCTCTTCCTCCACCACCAGAACCTCCAGCTACAGCACATGTTATAGGACTTCCTGCACCACCTGCACCTCCACCTGCTGCTACAATACTGTCTACGTTCGACGGGCTAAAATCTATTGTTGTGGCATTTCCACCACCAACTCCACTTGGACCACCTGCTGAACCTCCACCACCAATGGTGATAGAATATGGTCCTGGTCTTACGAAATATGTTGTTGCTTGTAATGGAGAAGGTCCGTAACCAGAGGCTCTATATCCTCCAGCTCCACCTCCACCACCAACTTCTTGTCCACCACCAGCTCCACCACCAACTGCTAAATAATCTACATTAAAACCAATTGCTGGCCATGTTCCCTGTTGCTTGGCACTAAATTGACTTTGCATTGACCACACACCACTTGCTCTATTAATTTCTTTTACGATGACTACACCCGATCCACCAGCTCCTTTAGGTGACCCTGCTGCATCACCACCACCTCCACCACCACCTGAGTTTGCTCTACCACTATACGCAGTCCCAGCACCTCCAGGAAAAGTTCCAGCAGCACCATTACCGCCACCACCTGTTCCACCTTCACCTGCTTGCATACTCCAGTTTTGTAAACCACCTGATCCACCACCACCTGCAATAACTCCACAAGCAGTTGCACCAACTCCAGTTCCATTAGGTAAATAAAAAGGTTGAGGGGCAGCTCCAAAGAAAGGTGTTATATCAATACCATTACCACCATCGGCTTCTCCATTACCACCTGGAATAAAAGGACTTTGTCCATTTTGACCAACAGCACCAGCTCCGCCACCACCACCTCCAGCACCTGGATTTCCTGGAATTTGACCTCCTGGATTACCTTCACCACAAACTCCTGTTCCACCTGCAGTAACTGTGCCTGATGGGACTCCTGGTTGATCTATTACACCTCCTCCACCTCCAGATCCTCCTGGACTTCCTTCTGCAAGGGTAGGAGTAGGTGCAGATGCTTCCAGACCACCTTTACCTCCACCTGTTGTTGAAGTGGATCCAAAAGTTGTATTTGAACCATTCGAACTAGGACAACCACATGGACCAGCTCCTCCACCTCCGATTGTAACTGAAACTCCTGAAGATGGAATTGGTAATGATGGAAATACTTTTGCTCCACCAGCCCCACCACCAGAAAGAGAACCAGAACCACCACCTCCAGATACAATTAATACTTGACCAGCCCTTGTACCAGGATTAGTTGCAGTAAAAGTTCCTGAAGATGTTTTAGATGAAACCGCACACTTCCCAAAAGAAGCTTCGTTCTTTTTTCCAATCACCCCACCGTTTGCTGAGCTAGATTTTGATCTAGGCATTTAGTGTCCTCCTATTCGGACACCCAAGCTGTGCCATTCCAATTGTATTTGGTAGGTGTTTCCGATTCGTCGTTTGATTTAAGTGCTTCCCAACCTTTTGTGTTGTCAGCGTTATATTTATCTTCGTTCCATGAAATTCTGTAAAACCATTCTGGTTCTGCCTGACCGTCATCAATAATTGATGGATACGTTATCGGCGCCTGCCAGTCATCGTTATCATCAAGTGACCAAGATGCATACGGTTGTGGTACAATAAATTTATTTTTAGATTCATCATATCTATGACCAATACCTGCGTATTGTTTTCTAAAATTATTGTTATAAGATGTTTGTTTCCAAATTCCACCTCCAAAAAAATTAATGCACCATGTTTCACCATCAACGTGTTCGTCTGATGGTACTTCATCATTTGCAACAACTACAACTCTCTTTACAATTAGATGTGTATCTGATGTAAAACCTGTTGGATCTGTTTTTGATTCTAATTCTGCAAAATGTGCCATATTATTACTCCTTAAATTTATATTTTATATTTTAATCTTAACTAATTGTCAATGTCCCTGATGCTGTGAATTTACCTATCTTATCTCCTCCTGGATGAGTTGATCCTGTAAATGCAGGACCTGGTGTACCTGATAAAGTAAACCCGCCAGGAACTCTGACCACAACTATTCCTGAACCACCTGCTCCTCCAGTTCCACCAGCTGCAGAGGCATCCTTTGATCCACCACCTCCACCACCTCTATTGGTAGTTCCTGCGCTAGCATTGTTGTTTGCGTTTGCTCCTGCTCCACCTGTTCCACAAGGAGAAGCTGCTCCTGCTGAACAACATCCTGCTCCACCACCACCTGCAACTGATATTGCTGATCCTAAAATATCGTTTGGTGCTCCTGCACCTCCTCTTCCGCCAGCTCCATTAACACCAGCTTCAGTGGCTCCACCACCTCCACCTTTTGCTGTTCCACCAGGATTACCTTGTGGAGGATCTGTAGGGGGAGTATTACCAGCACCTGCTGCAGGTGAGCTTTCTGCTCCACCTCCACCTGAACCTCCAGCTAAACCTGCCGAACATCCTGATGGAACACCTGCTCTACCTCCACCACCTCCACCACCAGCTGATGTGATTGTGCCAAAAACTGAATTTGTTCCTGTAACTCCCATACCAGGACCTCCTGAAGGTTGACCTCCAGCACCACCACCTCCAACTGTAACTGTATAACTTCCTAATCTTAAACTTAATGCTGATCCTCTTAATGGACTTGGTCCAAAACCTGATGCACGATAACCTCCTGCACCACCTCCACCTGAGTTTTGTGCTCCACCACCACCTCCACCAGCGACTACTAAATAATTTGTTGTTGCTCTTCTTTTAATCCAATTATCAGAAGAAACTTCATCTAATACAGTATTCATATCCCAAACACCTGATGCGCATTTTGGAATTGTTTCTTTAATTACTACTATACCTGAACCACCTGAATATCCTCCGCAACCATTTCCACCTCCACCGCCACCACCGCCAGTATTGATTGTACCGGCAGAACCACATGTGCTTGGTCCACCATTTCCTCCACCACCAGCTCCTCCACAGCCTCCTTTTGGTGTATAGGATGGATTTCCTCCACCTCCGCCACCACCTGCGTATGTTACTGAACTTCCTGTAATATCGTTTGCTGTCCCTGCTCCACCATTTCCAGCTGCTCCTCCAGGAAAATTACCTGCATTACTTCCTGCTCCACCGGCTCCACCACCACCTGCGGAAACAATTGCAAAACTACTTGGCCCACCAGCTGGAGATGCACCGCCAGGATTTCCCTGAGATGGACTTGTGGGAGGTGTGTTACCAGCTCCTCCTGTACCTCCAAAAGTTTGTGCAGGATGCCCTGAAGCACCTCCTCCACCAGATCCACCTGATCTACCATTAATTGCAGGGAAAGGACTTGATCCATTACCTGCACCACCACCGCCACCACCGTCTGATGTTATTGGACCGAATACTGAATCAGTTCCATCGTTACCTTGTGATTGAGTGCTAGAGGGAGTGATAGCTGCTCCACCACCACCCACTGTAACAGCCGTGCAACGTGCTGAGATAGAAACACAAGTGGCTGTTCTATAACCACCTGCACCTCCCCCACCACCGCCTTCAACGACGTTTCCATTTCCTCCACCTGCTCCTCCTGCAACAACTAAAATTTCTGGAGCTGATGTAACTGTACAATTAAATCTCGTAAATTGTCCAGTAGCAGTTACGCTTGTAACTTTAGTCTGTGGTGTATTGATAACTTTTGTGGGTCCAATTATTCCGCCATTGCCAGCCATAATTTAAACCTCCTACGCGTCGTCTATAACTTCATATGAAACAAAAAGAGTTAAGTCTGAATTTGCGCTTGCTCCGCCTTCTAATACGTCACCCTCTTCTAAATAAATAGGTGTATCTAATAAAACTAAAACCGCATCAGCTGGAACTGAAACAGTGCTAGCTATTAAAAAAGTGGCTCCAGATACAGATGATCCTGTTGCTGCTGAAGTTCTTGTTGCCTTTTCAACTCCTACAGTTACATCAGCTGCATTTGTTCCATCAATGTTTGCGACTGAAATTCTATTAATTTTTACTAATTTATTAGAAGCTACAGTTAACAATTCTGTGTTAAGAGTTGTATCTAATTGAAAGCCTTGGGACTCTCCTATGATTGATGATACTGATACTATATTTGGTGCTGCCATAATTTACTCCTTTTATCCGAATACGATTGCCATTGCAATAGCTTTTCCTGTTGTAGCAAGACCGACTCCGTTGGCTTGTACTTCACCAGTCCCTTTTGGTATTAAATTTATACTTATATTTGAATCATCTCCAACGGCGGTAATACTAGGATTATTGCCAGTTGCAGCGTTTGTTATGTCAAAGTGATTTACTGCTGAAGAGGTTGTTTGAAACTGTAATTGCTCATTACCGTTTTCATCTCTAATTCCATGGTCATCGTCAAAATCAATCATGAAAGAATTAGTGTCTAAATTACCACCAAGTTGTGGTGTTGTATCTTCAACTATATTTGAAATACCTAAAGCTATTGTATCAATATCAGGATTGGTGCCATCATTTGCAGTTGCAAATACAATAGCATCACCTTTGTCTGTTGCTGAAAAAGTAAACGAGTCTCCTGAACCAGAAGCATATTTAAACTGAACTGTATGTGCGCCTGATGTTGAGTTTCTTAAAAAATAAAAAGTTTGGACATCGATTGGAATAGTTACTATCTGATTACCTGTGATAGTTCCTGTAAACTCAATCATTCTATGAGAAAGTTCCGCACCAGTTGCTCCATCAGAAACTGCTAATGCAGTTGTTTGTGTTCCACCAGCGATTGACTTTTGAATAAATCCACCAGATATCTGTTCTATAATTTGTAAATTTGTATTAGTTTTCGTACCCCATGTACCAGCGTTTT